TCAGTGAAACAGCAGGCATCTGAAGTATCATTAGCAAAGTCAGGAGCTTTAGTACCCCAAGTGATACCTTCCATGATCCAGTCACCATTTTTAGCTTTGCGCAAAGCTCCAAAAGATGATTGTTCAAAACGTTTAAGGATATCGTTTACCAACTCATCATCCATGCCAACTTCACGAAGTGAAGGCTGTGCTTTTGACCAGTCACGTGAGATACCAAAAGGAATTTTACCATCTTCAGTAGTGAAGTTTTCAACATTGCCTAGTTTAGCTTTTGTACGCTCATACAAGTTGTCAATAGCTTCACCTAACAAAATATCAAAGTTAGTTTTAGTCATTATTGTCCTCCAAAACGAACACGTCCGAAGCGATTAGCAACTTCTTTCGGTTCTTCTTTAGATGCTTTCTCAACAGTAGGGTTCACAGTCTCTAAAAGTTTAGCAAGTTTGCTCAACTGTCCTTCAACAGCATCTTCATTTTCTTTCTTAGTTTCAAGCTCAGCTTGTAATTGTGCTTTTTCTGATTTAAGTGCTTCTACTTCAGCTTTAAGAGTCTCAATAGCCTCAATAGCTTTAGCAAGAGCTTCACCTTCCTCAGATTTAGGTTCTTCTGCTTCAACCTTTTCTTCAGTAGCTTCAGCTTCTTCTTTAGCTTCCTCTACTTCAGGTGCTTCAGTTGTTTCTTCTGTTTCAGGAGCTTCAACTACTTCAGCGACTTCAAGCTCAGTAGCTTCCTTAACTTCTTCTTCAACTTGTGCACTAAGGTGAGCGAGAACTTTGTCAAGAATTTCTTTATTCTTCAAGTGTTCTTCCTCATTTCTTACTAGTAGTGAAGGCTCATATCCTCCACTCTTTGCATTACCAGGGTTTCCCACAAAGGAGAAGCCTGATATTTCTACTCTATCTGTGATAGGTACATCAATAGACCCACCATGTTCAAGGTTATACTCAGCAAGCTTAGTAAACTCTTCTAAGTCTTCTTCCCCAATCTCCTTGTGGTACCACATAAACTCAGATGAAATAGCAAAAGGCTCATCTTGAAGTAGTAAGTCCTTAATGTTGCTTAGTTCTAAATTTACATGAGGTTTTACAAGTAGATCATGTCTACCATGTTCATCAACCACAAGCTTGAGGTCAGACTTTCTGAAGTATCCCTCTCTCACAGGGTAAGCATTTAAGTCCCTGTGACCAGTACTAACATAGCCTTCAAAATCATCAGCTAAATTATCATACCAATCTTTGAGGGTTCCTTTACAGATGTACAATCTGATTGTACCATCAGGGTAAAGGACAGAACCTTCAGAGAGTAATGTCATATAACCATTAGGGTTATCAAGCCTATCAACAGATAACTTCTCAGACTCTTTTCCAGTCTTTGAGAGGTTCATAATAGAGTCCAATGAGTCCTTTTGTTCAAGGTACACATTGATTTCATCAATGATCCTCTTAGCAATCTGTGACTTAATTGGCATCCCTAACCACCTCAAACATCTTGTACTTCAACTTACGTACTTTCTTACCTCCACAGGAAGCACAGTAGGCATACTCATAAGGTACACCATCCTGTTTTAATCCTGCTTCTGTTTCGGTAGAGAAAGGTAGCTGTTCAGTTACTTCTTCTAGGCTCTGCAAAAGAACTTCATCATCAGTTTCATACCAACCTTCATTCTCCTGAGAGCTATTAGGATAAAATTCAAAAAGTTTACGTGAGTTTTGGATGATGCCCTTGTCATTTAAAAAATTGACTCTAACTACTAGGTCACGTTTTAAAAACCTTGACACTCTAAATTTACTCACTCTTTTCCACCTTCTTCTTTTTTCCTTTAGGAGTTACTGCTTTAACTGTGGTACCTTCAGTAATACTAGATACCTCATCAAGCTCATAACCAAACTGTTTCGCACGGACTTCACGCAGAAACTCTTTGTAAGTTTGACCTACATTTTTTGTTTCTGTCATTATTTATCTCCTGCGTATGTGATAGGGAAGCCATAACAATCAAACTCAGTTTCCTTGAGCTTAACTTCTTCCAATTCGTAGTTGAACTCATACTTATCGCCACAGCAATATGTGAATGACTTGAACTTCTTGTCTTCAACATCATAGTATTGAATTTGTTCATGTCCAACCACAACTTTACGAACTTGAGCCAAGATTGTTTCAGCTAAAGGTGATTTAAACTCTTTAGTTTCATCAGCAACTTCAATCTTAAGCTTCATTTTTGGAACTTTAATTGTGTTAGCCATCAAAGTGCTCCTTCCTGCATAATTATATTCATAATATAACATAAAAGGAGGTAATGTCAAATTACCTCCATGTTAATTAGAACTCAATTTCATCAAGTACTTTAGCTGTACCATGTTCTAAGCGATATTTATTGATTAACTCCATGATCTCTTCCATTCTGAAAGGATCAAAGGTTGTATCAAAGTTATTGAGGAAGTCATCTTCCTTAATGTGCACAGTGCCTCGAACTTCAGGCTTATCATCTTTACCTTTACCTACAACAAAACCAACAATATAGTTAGCATATAGATGACCTGACTTCTGTTCCATGAGTGCTCTTTGGTCAACCACAAAGGTGTAAACCTTTTCAGTCTTTTGTCCAACCTTTTGGTCAGCAACTTTAACTCGGTTATCAAAAGCAACTTCAACATTCACAGCGTATGATGTACGTGGTGTACGTAGCATGTTTCCTGTGGCACCAATAGTAGGAATCTTCTGTGCTACGTTCTCATGACCACCATTGATTAACACTTCTGCATCAAGGTCAGTCAAGTCTGCATATTTTCTCAATGTATATACAGGTTTACCATTACGTACATACTCAGGCAAAATTTCTTTTCGTTTGGTGTCTAAAAACCCTAAAACATCACTGATAACTTCAGTCATTAATTCGTCCTCCATGACGGTACATATCTTTCAATGTATTTCTAGATTTCTCCTGTTTCTCAAGCCCTTCTTTTTGTTTATCAGGTGTAAGTATCTCATACACATAAGGCTTAGGAGTTCCATAATCAGTCACAAACTTGCCTTGGGAAGTCTCATCTAGATTTAACCAGTCATTATATGTCTTGAAAGCATTTTCATTAGCCATCTTAGCATACATAACAGTTATATCAGGATAGTACATCTTATCCATAGCATGTTCATAACTAATATTGTATTCTTTACAAACAGCTAGTACCTGTTCAGTTATCTCATCTAGAGACACAGGAACCATCTCTTCATAGGCAAGACCAGTGAACTCATCTCTAGGTTTTACTAAACCTTGAATGTAAGCCCACTGATATCTTACCAGGTAACTAATCAGCTTGAAAAAATGAAGGATTATTCTCCAAAATCTTGGCACAGTTATCAATCAATGACTGATCTGTAATGTACTGGATAAGAGAGTCACTTACTCCTAAAACTGATCCAAGAAGTTTTTCACAAGCGTCAATAACATTATCATCAAATACTTCATACACTTTGATTAAGTCTTCCACTGTGTAGATCTCAGAAGAACCATCTTCTTTAAGATCAGTGAAAGCCAAAGCAAGTGTAGAAGCATAGTGTCTAACCTTACGTGCAATACGAGGAGAAACAAATTTTTCCTCAGCATGAACTACTTGCTTATATGCTTTACCATCCATTACAATTTCAGCACCAGCAGGGGCACCTTCTTTTGGAATTGGAAGGTAGAATACTAAAGTATAATCTTTAGGTTCTGTAGACCCAATCTTTGTAGGCTCACCATTCACAACTGAACTAGTTGGTGTTTGGACAGCTACAGGTGTGTCAGTTTGTGTAGCTTCAATAAAGCTATCCTGCATTTTTGCAAGTTCTTCAATGCTTAAAATCTTTTCTGACATGTTTTCTCCTTACACAATTAAGTTTTTAGCTAGATAGGCTTCAGCCATATCATTGTCGATATCCTTCAATCTGTCATATACATCAAGAATGTAGATATCATTGTTGTAGTTGTAACTACTTGCAAACTCATAGCTATCAAACTTGATATGCTCTTTTAATCCAGTAGCCTTCTGAAGAAGATGCACAATCTGACCAAGGAAGTGATCTCTCATAGGGATGATTGTGTTCTTCATAGCATTATCAATGATACTGTGAGTACCAATATTAGATACTGTTTTATCTGAGTCAAATAGTCTAGGAGGAACCCCAAACATACGACAGATAATAGCAGGAACATACATGGATAGATAGTCAAGGAAGTCTGTAGCCTTAGTATCACGCTCAAGCTGTTCTAAGTTTTGGAAGTTCCCTGTGTACACAATAGCATCATTGAACTCAGTCTCAGAAAGCTTTTCAGCAAACTTCTCAATATCCTCAATAATCTTCTGATTACGTTCTTCTTTGGCTGTACGACCTAGATCAAGCAATTCCCCACTCTCAAAAGCAGTTCCTTGGTCAACACTCTCTTGTACTTGCTCTTCCAGTGTATCTTTAGCCTGAAGTGCAATAGTACCAATACCATTACGAGAAATATCATAGTTCATACGGTTTAGAATGTTAAGAATAAGCTCAACACGTTTTCTATCACGTAGAAGTGGACTCATACAGAAAGTCTGTGAAGTATCTAGTCTCACACAAGCAAACTCATCACTTGTGACAACCATTACATCTTTTTCATACTTCTTAGGGTCCTTAAGGATTAATTTAATATCTTCTTCAGAGTAATCTGTTGCAGTTCTTGGATTACCTGTCTTTTGGTCATAAGGTGTCTGATAAACATTAGTATTCTTGATTAAATAAGCTAAAGTCTGTCTCAGCACAGGTTTTTGAGGGTAATCAATCACACAGGCTAAAATATCCTTTGGATGAATCCCTACAAGACCGTCTTTAGTTCTTAAGAGACCATAGTAACCATATTTTCTATACCCTTTAGCAACCTGCTTGAGTACATCATAGTTTCTTTGACCATTAAAGTTATGAGAATACAGATACTTTCTAAGAGTATCATCCTTTGTAAAGTCATCTGTAGTCAAGCTGTTTGTGAACATATAATTCACAATATTGTCTAGGATATAATCAACATCAGGTAGATCTAAAGCAAGTTTCTCAATATCTTCAAGTGTTTCACGGACAGATATACCTCTGAAGCCTGAGCTTGCATAGATTAACCTGTCTTTGTAATCACCCTTGAAGTAGCGGTCCATTGCACAGTCTCCACCGCACTCATCCTTACGACATTTTCCACATACCATTAGGAACCTCCCAGGTAAAACAATTCTGCTACGTGGATAGATAACAATACACTATCCAGTTCGTCAGGAGATTGTCTTAGCAATTTCTTAATTTCAGCCTTAGGTCTAATCTTGACTTTTCTATCCTCAGGTTTCTGAATTTCAGACACAAAGGACATCTGTCTTGATATAGCATCCCAAACCTTACGTACAAAGGAAACTCTCTTAGCTTCCATCATACCTCTTAACATTAAGTGCATCTCAGCTCTTCGGTTGAAGGCATATTCAGCACTTGGATCCTTGGCAATAACCTTAATCTCAGTAGGTTTACCACCAAAGTTAATATCGTACACAGGGCACTTGAGCTGTCCTGATAATCTTCGCATTTTTAAGGGCTGTACTATGTGTGCTCCACCACCTGAGTCAATTCCAATAGCTTTAACCTTAAGTGTGTTGGCTATTGTCACTATCTTATCCACAATATCAATAGCTGTGATACCATCTATCCACTCAGCAGGCTTAATATCCTTAGTGTCAATAGTGGTGAAGTGGTTTTTCTTATCAACAGCAGAAATAGTCACCTGAATACTGTCAGCACCTTTATAGGCACTATCAACTCCTAAGAAGAAGTCTAATCCTTCAGTCTTCATGTCAAATGACTCAAGAATATCAGGAGGTGCATCAAAGAATGATGATCTCTCAGTAGGAAACTCACACAAAAGGTTTTCCCTGATTGAGTCCTCAGTGATTGTAAACTGTGATCTCATCAGTTCTTCTTTTGTGTATTTAATACTACCTTCTTCCATAGCTGTGACAACATCTAGCCACATAATGAACTCATCATCTGCAAGCTCTTCATTTGTCATAAAGTCATAGAAGCTATTGAGTGACCGTGGGTTTGAGATTAAGTACATGATGAGCTTTCGTCCATCATCAGACTCAAATTCTCTACGTCCCATGTGACCAAGGGCAATAGGTGAAATATCTGAAGCTTCATCTCCAAACATGTTACCACCACGACCAATAACGTGGATTTTAGAAGGATCAGTAAAGTTTGAACCTGCTGATAGACCTTCTAGCTTACCACCATTCCTGAAAGAGAAACCTTCACTAGAGAATGATGACAAACCACGCTTAAGTCTCTTATCCACAGAAGTGACATCCTTCTCATCAAAGGATAGCATAGCCTTAACATCAGGGTGAGCCTTAACAAGAATTTCTCTTGCATGCTGAATGATAATCCCTGAGTATTCTTGTGTAGAACCTACAGCATAGCAGTTCTCACCTTCATAGGCAAAGTGATTAGACATAATACCACAAAGGAAAGACTTACCATAACGAGGTGTAGCTACACAGTAGCCTGTTTTATAGTCACCACTAAGGAAAGCCCCAAACTGAACAGCTTGGGACCACCACAATTCTATGTTGAACTCAGAAAGTGCTGTAGTATACCCTAATTTATAGTATTCTAGCTCTTTCTCAAAACCATGTCTCTCTCTAATGGTATTCCTCTTAAAGTGCTTAGGTATTTTACCTTTCACAGCATCCTTAAGTTGATCCTGAGGAGTTACTTGGTCTAAAAGAATACTTAGCTTCTCTTTGTTCGATAGAACCTTACGCTTCTGAATAAGTGACCCAACATCTGCATCTTGGGTGTGCATATACTATATCTCCTCCTGTGTAGCTTAATTCTTCAGAAATAGATGCTGAAGGAGCAACAGCCTGAAAGCTTTCAGTCACAGGAATGGTTAGACCATCCATAGCTCTACAGATAGGACAAGTTTTGTCATCCCCTATAGCGTTCCATGTTTTAAGGAGCTTAACCCCTGTGACATCTTCAAACAGCTTAGAGCTTTGCACTGAAGCTTTCTCAATACCCATCTGAACTTCACTAATAGCTAGTCTATCAATATTGCTCCAATAGGTATTAAGAATATCTTCCTTACTCATTGTGTCTCTGTTATCTTCAACTAGCTTCTGAATACTCTTTCTGTGATCTCGAAAGATATCCTTGAGTCTGTGACGATTACTTCTCACAAAAGCTGTGGTATCTACCTTGTTTCTGACTTCAATAAGGTTTTGAGGAGTCACATTATATCCTAGAACATCTAAGATATAATCAACTTCTCCTAAAAACGACTCTGAGTACATGTCTGTGAGATAATTAATAATTTCTGCTTCTGCTGTAATATAATCCCCACCATACACTACAGAAGTCACAAATTTCTCAATCAGTTCTTTCACAGACTGAATATGCTTATCAAACAGATGCTCTTGTGGATTATGTGAAGCCATTACATATCTCCAAATAGTTCATCCAATTTAGCTTTAGTATAATTCTTAAGCTCCTCAACACCATCTTTAGTGTCATGATTAACATTAACAGTAGTTTGTGTAGCTTTACCTTCAATACGGTCAGCCCACTCTTTACGGTCAAAGCTATTCTCATAAGAAGCCATGATCTGAAGCATAGCGTTCTTAGCCACAGGTGTAGCAGGAGGAATGTTATTATACACAGCAAAGCCTACCTTGTTGACGATAACCTCATCTACATCAATCAGTCCCCACCGCATTTGATATAGTTTGAGAGAGTCTTCATCAAGCAAGCTAAGCTCTCGCATAGTCTCAGAGTATAATTTGCTATGTTTAGTCACAACAAAGTACCTCCAAAAATTATTATACACCCTACAGGGCTTGAACCTGTATTGCAAGCTTAGAAGGCATGTGTTCTATCCAGTTGAACTAAGGGTGTAAGAGGAGGGTGCTGAAACCCTCTTTCCTCATAAGGAGTAATCAACCAACGGTAAACAACCGCAATAGCCCTAAGACCTCTCACAATTTTAGGGCATTAAGAAAGGAAAGGTAATGGGTAATTACCAAAGTGTGTAGTGGGATTTGAACCCACGAATGGTAGTTTTGCAGACTACAATGTTAAGCCACTTCATCATACACACAGGAGGGACAATTACATTGCCCTTCGTTTAAGAGTACAATTAGTATATCACACAGATAGGTTACTGTCAACCCTTTTTGAGAAATATTTCCCTAGAATAATAGCTTCAGCCTCATCATCTGTGCTTACTTCTAGTCCTTTATCCTTACATAGCTGAATAGCCTTCTGTTTAGCCTCTTCTCGCTTACCATTTAGTCCATAAGGCTTTCTCCACACAGTAGGCATAACAAACTCCACCTGTGAATTAAAACACTCTCTAATGACCATTCCTTGAATAATACCTAGCATTGCTAGTACTTTCTGATTCTTAAGGACTTTTAGCTCTTCAATCACTACAACATCAAAACTACCATACTTAGCAAACAATAATCTCACAAACTCAGCCATATAATGACCTCTAATCACAAAATCCTTGTCATCACTCTTGATAGTTCCATAGTCAATTATTTTACCATCATTCAGTATAGCATATCCTGAACTCTTGGATGATAAATCTAAACTTAGTATCTTCATGACTAAAGTGTATCACACCTGTGAACCTGTGTCAAATAGCATTGGGGTTCATAACTATTTTAGATAAGATAATTACTTATATCCTTAAGTATATAGTATTAAGTAAGTATCTTATACAATATAGGGATAGACCCTAATAGTGAAATCACAGTGTTAGTCCACAGGATCATCAAGATTATCATTAGGGGTCTATAACTATTTAGTATAAGATATTAACTAATATTATTAATAATTATCTTATACAAGATAGAAATTGACTCCAATAATAAATGAGTAAATACACTTCACAGAAATTCAGCCAATTTCTTCCTGTTAATATTGACTATATGGTAAAAATGTGTTAGGATAGTTTAAAACACACAGGAGGTATATATGGAAATCAGCAAAATCTGTAATTTAGCCTTTAATAACCAAGGAATTGACTGTCATTCTGTAGTTCCTGGACATTTTTACCAGTTAGCTAAGAAAATGGAGAATAAAAAGGTAGTTGAGTACACACTTAAGGAAAATCTTAGGCTATTCCTGTGTCATTACTTAGGAGTCACAGTGGAGTATGATGAGATAGTCTACAACCGTAAACCACTATATGAACTTGTAGGTAGAGATGTATTCGTTATGAAGCTTCATGCTTTCAAATACATGAAACTCTATAACAACCTTGGTAGAGGTTACACAATGGACTTTCTTAGATGTCTTGCTGAGGACTATTCTCCACAGGAAGTAGTCAGCTTTGCCTATTCCACAGTGTATAACAGCTATAACGACTTAAGGGTAACTGACTTTCAAATTATCACTAAGCTACCTGTGGACTTCTTCTCCTTTGCATCAGGGAGTAATCTATTAACCCCTAAGATCATCAGGTTAGCTATAGGTGAGGATTTTATCACTCCTGACAAGTACTCGGATTATCTTCTCACACAGGAAGAAGGAATGAAGGAGAAAAGAGAAGCCTATAAGAAATATCTTAAGCGTTGGTTACTAGCACACTACGATCACAATAGCACAGTAGTGAGAGAGTATCCTGATTATCAAATGGTCATCACATCTCGTATTCGTAAGTACACAAGGTACAAGCTTCTAAGAGACTTCATTCAGGATAACTTCCCTACAGATCATGCTTACTACATCACATTCAGAAATAGCAAGCCAGTCATCACAGAGCGTATACAGCTCATCTTAGATAGCTCTCATACACATCCTATAGACTTCTTCTTCAACACAATCCTTAGCAAGCTAGATAGTCTTTACAATAATCCTAAGACCTTAAGAGAGTACTCAAATAGCCTTAGGGAGTTCATCCGCTATCACCGTTATTCTAAGTCATTACCTAATAGCCACTCATTTTAGTTCACAGGACTTTAGTCTTCTTACCTACAGTCTCTAAACGATTAGTCCTTTAGCCTAATTTTGTAAATCTTCAAGGATTATGTAATTATGTTGTATATAATCTTGTATATGTAATGTATAGTAATAATTTATTATAATATAACCTATTTTATCCATAAAGACTTCACTGCTGAATAGGCAAATTTGGGTGAGGTCTTTTTTAGTTTAATTTTTAATCTACCTTAAGGGTGAATGGGTAAGGTTGTATAAATCCTTTAGTACCAATGGTTTAACCTACTTTTACCTTATAAAACTTAGTGGTGAATAGGTAGGAGACTATAAATCGTTGGTGCTCTAAGGCTTAACCTATTTTTACATAAAAAATTGTATTGGTGAATAGAGAAATCTCAGCCCTCCTCCCCTCTGTCCGTTTTTTAATCGACCTAACAAAACAAACATTTTTAAACACTTCCTTAACTAACCCCTCCTTTATCGCCTTAACAATACACCCCCAAAAACAGCTATTTTATTGATTAGTCTTTACTTTTGATACGTGACAGTGGACAACACCTTATACACCCTACCTATACCCTAACCCTAACCTATATCCCTTCCCTCTCTCCTCTATACAACTATACCATACCAATACACTTTACCATTACAACCTATCATTATACCCTAAATCACTACACTCTTGCATATCCCTGTACTGTTCTGTATCTACTAGCTTATCATACTATACTATTACACTACATTATACCACTACATTATACTGTTACACTATACTACAGTCCATTAGTAAATTAGATAAGGTCATATATTATAGTCTGATAGTCTGACTATTCCTGACCTTTAATAGCCTTAAGCCTTATCATTACTGACCATTACTGACTAATTAGACTAACTTATTTGCTTTACTATCTTGTGACTTACCTGTGACATTGTGTATACAGAAATAGTCTTAATCGTTAAAAATAAACTGAAATAAATTATATTTTATTTACATTTTCTATTGACAATAAACTTACATAATGCTATAATAGATACATAGTTAAGGCGAAACGTAAAGCCTAAATAGATTAAAATAATTTATAAAAACTTTACAAAAACACTTGACAAATAAATTACATTACTGTATAATAGATAATGTAAGGGATAGGTTATTAAAGACTTATCCAAGATATCAAAATCTTAAGGAGAAGCAAAATGCTTAAAATTTATGTAGATACAACTGCAAACTATAAACCTTGGTCTGGTGCTGTAAGTACCTATGAAACTATTGTAGAAGAAGATAAACTAGATGATCTTGATTTTCTTCTAGAAGAACTTTACCCTGAAGGAATTTCTGAAAGTCATCTTAATGATATTCTATGGTTTGAAAGTGATTGGGTATTTGCTCAACTTGGTATTGGTAACATGGTTGAATGTGGTTACTGTGGTGAGATCTATGATGAAGAAGATCTAGAAGAGGATGAAGACGGAGAAAAGCTTTGCCCTAATTGCCAACATGAAATTTAATAATAAGCCCTTAATAGTTAAGCTATTCTCTAACCTTGCAAGGGGTTAGGGGGCATAAGGTCAAGGAATAGTGACCTTGGAACTATCAAAATTTGAAATACTACCCTATTTGTGAATAATAGGCATAGGTTTCATGAGACAAGCCAAAAGCATCTAAACAAAATTTCAAAATCAATGGAGAAAACAAAAATGAGCAAACAACTTGAAAAACTAACAGAAAAAGCCTTAAGAACAGGGTTCGCAAACCTAAATGGTCGTTACTATATCTATTATCAAGGATATAGTGAATTAGAGAGCAAATGGCAGGTACAATATGACAATGAAACAGGAGACATAGAGCTCTATCATTGGGGAACTAAAATTTTAAAACTTGGAAGCCTTAAAGCTTCAAAACCTATTGTTAAGGAGTTTTACGGACAATCTAGGTCAGATCGTGATGCACTTGCATTTATGTTTCGTTACTTTGATTTACCTTATGGTGCAAGCTATCGCCCTTCTGTGGATACTTTCAGTGTATTCGCTGACTTTGGTACAGGTACAGAAGAATGGAAAACAGTTTAATCAAGTATTATAAAATTGAGTTTGAAGGTTATGAGCCCTTCTCACTCAAAACTAACTATAAAAGAATGGTAAATAAGGTGTTATACCTTGTGGAGGATTTCTCAGAGATTGACCGTAAATATATTAAGTCAATCAAGGAAACAACACAAAATGAAGCTGAAAAGTTACCTATTATCACAATATTGAAAGGAAAATGAAAAATGTTAAAACTAATTATTTACAAGAAAAAAGCTTGTATCTACCTTGTGGGAGGTACCAAAGAAGCTGTTATCACACTAGATAAAACTGAATACGCTTATACTATCTGGTCATATTTGACCTTTACACTTAATCATCATTTTTGGGATGATTATAAGGGTATTCACTATAAAGGAAAATTTTATAGTATCACTGATAGATGGGAAACAGCAGATCTAATTGAAAAACTGATTAAGGAGAATTAAAATGAAAGTAAAAGTTAATTATAAAGATATCAAATTTGAGAATGTATTTAAGGTTATATCAGCCGTTTTAACAGCGCTATTATTGTTTGCTTGTATTTCCCTTGTGATCGTCACAAAAGACAACCAAAAGCAAATAAAGAGCCTTCAGGATCATATTGAGACTATCACAAAGAACAGCACAGAAAACCCTGATGCAAACCAAAACTTAAAAGATAGTCAGATCACAAGAAAATATATGATAGATGATGACTGCTTTGTGGAAGTGTGGGACTCACAATTTAAAACACTGAGAGCCTATACCGTAGAATTTGATGAGTGGGAACACTTTAAAGTGGGGGAAATTTGGTGATGTTTTACCATAAAGAAAATTTAAGAAGATTAAAGCTGTTTAAAGAGTTAGAACCTGATTTTAAAATTGATAAGGTATTTTATTTAATGAAGCCTATAGAGTATGATTTTAAGTATTTAGATATAGGATCTTATATTGTAAGTAAACCATTTGTCAGTAGTCACACAGGTGATACTATAGTTACTATAATTGACCTTGAGCGAAAAATGCAAGGTCACAAAATGGATATTTCTACTAGAACACGGAATCAAGGTTTCACCTGTTGGCGAATAAAGGAAAATGATTTTAAAAAACAATTTAAAACAGCCCCTTTTGGAGCTTCCCTTAACTTTCTATATAAAGGAGAGCAAAATGACTAATTATAAATTGTTTTTACATAATTATAAACTATTGAAAAGTGGAAACACTGAATATATTTTTGAAAGCTATTATTATAAAGCTGATAGATTAAAAATAGTTAAGTGTGTAGTACCTTTTGAGTATGATGGGTTATGGTTTGAAAAGGATAACATTTATGCTTGTTATATTAGTAGCAGTTCATTTGATTTATTTGAATTAACAGGTAATTGGATTAAAAAGGGACATAATGGGAATTTATTTACTAATAAAGCTATGGCCGAAGGTATGAAAGGTTGGCACTTAAGGGGATATCATAAAAAGTTTTTTGAAGATTTTGATGAAAAAGGCTTATCTAGTTTTCTTTATTGGGGTGAAAGTTATGAGTGATAATTTATTAAAATTATATAACATGGAAGAATTGAAAAGGTTACTTTTAAAATATGCTGTGTGTGCATATTATGCAGACTTTTTCAGGGTTACACATGATTTTATAGTAAGTGGTTTAGAATACAAAAAGGGTGATATACTCTTTGTTATACATCATCATAGTGATGAACCCAAAGTAATATTAATAAATAGAAAAATGCGTCAACACAATAGTTTTTTAAGTGTTGAAAGTATTACAGATGCTAGATTAAGAAATTTATTATCAGATAGGTGCTGGTATGTACTACCAAGTGATAGAAAGTATTATGAACCATTGACAATACACCAATTTTTATATACAGGATATAAAGGAGAAACAAAATGAAAAACAAAAAACGCAAAATTAACATTAAACGACTTTTTGTGTGGTATTTCCACATTATCACACTATTGTATGTAAGCTTTCAGGTTGACTATAGCTTATCTCTCTACTTGTGGGCTTACTGTTTAGCATTTATGATTATGAGCTTTAAAATGATCTCAGAAGAGCAGGAATACAAGCAAGAATTGAAGAAACGAGGTATTGCATGAAAGAAATTGCAAATTTAACAGGTCATGATATCATGATTGTAGATCATAATGGTCTTATCATTAAGGTTATCAAACCTTGTGAATATGAAGAGCCTATTCGAGCTTCTATCACATTTAAAAATATTGGACACTGTGAAGGTGCACCATTAGATACTATTAATTTTTCTTGTGACATTTCAGATGAGAAAATGAAGGAATTACAAAGAAACTACTCATTAATCATAGTAAGCAAAATCACTGCTGAGTGTTTGAAACAAAGAGGATACTCAGATATCTATATCACAGGGCGAAAATACTTCCTTAAGGGAGAAATGATTGGTGTTCGCTCTTTAAGTAAATATTGTTAAGGAGATAAAGATGAAATTTGAAAATTTATCAGATGAATTAAAAGAAAGACTAAGTAAGCTGAAAGAAGATTTACAATATGAATTGTTAAGTATTGCAAAGAATGAAAAAGAGCTTGAAGTGAGCCTTACACTAGTAGAGGCTGTTATGGATAAAGTGGAAAGTCTGAATGATCTCACAAAGGAGTATCGAGGAATTAAGCACATTCGCAAACGTGCTGAGTTTATCCAGGAAAACTTTAAAGGGTCTTGTCTAGGTGTACTTAACACAGATAACCTAATTAAATATCAGGATTATTATTTGACTGAAAATATTGATAAAGATGGTTACTTTGTGAATCCTTTACCTTTAATTTTAGCTAGTCTTGACAAAGAACTTGTAATTTTCCAAGATCCTGAAGCATTTGTGAATAAGCACAAGTGTGAAATTAATCATTTTATTGGAAAATCACTGAAACGTATTGAAACTAATGAACCTCAAAGTAAAGCTATCACTTATACCGAGTTAAGAGATAAACTATACAATGAGAATATGGAACATGTACCATTTAAGCTATATCCTAAAATCAAAAAGATTTACAAGGGGTATATTGACAAATTTGATGTTACTGAGTTATTAGTTGAGTTTAACCAAAAACAATCAGACAAGTTTTGGGAAACTCACAAGGAAGCTTACCTGGAATTCAATCCTAATCTCAAAAAATTCACTTATAAAAGCATGGTGGAGGAGTATTTCAAAGGATTTAAACTTGCTGAAGGTCTCTATACTCCTAAATTGTCAAAACAGCTCTCAAAACAAGGATTTAAACCAACTAACAAAGAATTACAATATTTTGGTGAAGTAAAAGACTATTTTAACGACTACTACTCACAAGGGTTTGATCGTAAGGGTAAAAACATTGAAAATATCTCCTTATTCCTTGTGAATACTAAAAACTTTAAAATCCCAACCCTTGTTGACTCTTGGGCATTTGCAGGAAGTTGTCACAAGTATGAAGGAGCAGGTCAGGACTCACATTTTGCTATGGATTATCTAGGCTTTAACTTTTTGAAAGCTTACAGTGCAGGTTATACTAAACACTCTAAAAAGCCTATTCTAAGAAACCTTTATCGTTCATATTTTTATATGAATGAAGCAGGAGACATTGCACACGCAGGAGCTTATAGCAATATTGCAACGGAAAAGAATAAAACAGCTTATGAGTTTACTACTGTGTTGTATTGCTTGCTGTTTGACAAGAAAATTGATGATTTTAAAGAGATTGAAGGTGCTGATATTCCTGAAGGTAAATTTTACAATTTTGATGGTGATCGTTATATGCGTTTGTGGTGTAACATGAGTTCACGTAATAGCTATACCACTTTAGGAACTGATAATATTTTATCAAGTGTTCACTTTGGAAAAGATGATGTTGATCTTTCCAAGAATTATCGAGATATCATTCGTGAATTAGATAATGAAGTATTTGAGAAATTACAAACTAAATACTATGAAGTTATTAAATAGGAGAAACAAAATGAAAACTTTTAAAGAATTATTGACTTTGACACAAAATGAACTAGGTGACAAATTGTTTGATTGGCTAGTTAATGACTATAACTATAAGGTTATTGACTATGGATATGTTATCCAAGGAATTAGTGAAAATCCTAATGCACCTGTGTTAGTTGCTCACCTTGACACAATCAACACGCACCGTAATGCTAATGAAACTGCTTACTCAGCTAGGTTATCCACAGAAGCGCCTCAAGGTGCTCCTAAATTGGGAGATATCATCTTTTACAATGATATTATCATGCTACACCCTATGGCTAATCCTAAGCTTGCTTGTTTAGGTGCTGATGATCGCTGTGGAGTTAAAACTATCCTTGATATCCTTGATATGGGCTTCAGACCTCATATTCTCTTCACTACGGACGAGGAAGTAGGCTGTCAAGGGTCCAAGAAGGCTGTTGAAGAAAAGCTCTTAGAAGAGTTCTCAGAGGCTTCTATGCTCATCCAAGTTGACCGAGGTGTCCATGAAGGATATTGGAATGAAATGGTATTCTACAATTATGACCATGAATCAATCCCTGAGATTTATGAGGAATTATCAAAATACTACAAACTAGCCACAGGATCTTACACAGATGTAGCTACGTTAGGTCCATATCTAAACAAACCTATTGTAAACCTCTCAGCAAGTTATATGAATGAGCATAAACGTACTGAGTTCATCTCAATGGCTTCTTATGAAAAAAATCTTGAAGGATTGTCTCAATTCCTTGTGTGGTTAGAATCACAGGATACTAGCTCATGGAAATACACAGCTAAACCTATTCCTAAGGTTACAACCTATGCAAACGGTTATTATGGAATGACAAAACCTGTTAAGGGTAAAAAGCGTAAAGCTCTTGCTGAGAAAAATCAAACTGTGGAAAAGCTAATTCAGGTATTAATGCCTAGTTTACAAGCGCAAGCACAATCAATGTTCAACACTTACTATCATCCTACATTTAAAAACTTTGATGAAGGTATTGAATTACTTCATGAAGCATACCAAAAAGGATATACCTGCTACTCACTAAGTCAATTTCGATATATCCTTAACTATGGGGAATTGTAAACAAAAAAAGAGCTCTAACGAATTTGTTAGAACTCAAGGAAATACATGTACTATGAGTATATCACACTATAGGTTAGTTGTCAACACTTTTTAAAAATTTATTTAAGATTTATTAGAGGTATCAACTATATCATATAAGATACTTACTTATAATCTATAAGACTATAGTATTAAGTAGTTATCTTATATAGGATAGTGCTTGCCTCTAATAAATAATTTGAGATTTTTTCAAAAACCTCTTGACATTTGAAAGATAAAGTGATAACCTAGTTATACCATAAATCGTAGAAATGAGGAATTACATGTATATTAAAATCCCCACAGAATTGAACCAATATATGGATCGTCCAGGTCTTGTGTTATTCTATTCTTGCATGGCTAGTATGGCTGAGGGTAAGCCTGTGGCTAATATCTCAGTAAGTAATGAGTGGTTTGAGAAGCATTTAGGTCTATCTAACTATTCTGTGCATGAATACGGAGTTATCCTTGAGAATATGGGACTACTTAATCGTAATAAAGCTAAGTATGGCTGGAATGAAGATGGTTATTGGGCTAAACGTGATTGGACTGTCAAGGCTACACTTTACAATGAATTAATGAGCCAATCAACTCCTGAAAAACCATTTATCACAGTACAGACTGAATGGATTGAGCAATATAGACTAGATAGTTATACTTTAATGGTATTATCATTCTTTTATTCACTTGTGGTTGCTAATCATGGAGCTAATGAGTACACCTTCAATAACAAGGAAATTATGCCTCACCTTGGTATTGCTTGTAAAAAGGCTTTTGCTAAACATCTCAATACTTTACATACTTTAGGATTAATCACAATCATTAAAGCTAACACAAGAGGTCGTACAGTCCTTGTGAATGACTTGGTTTTGAATGATAAGGAAGCTGAAAATTCTGAACATGTTTTTGAGCACTTAATGTACAATTTTAAAAACCCTAATAGCTATCAAAGAAGAATTTCAAAGTCTTTTAACAAAAGCCTTAAACGTTATATAAAACGTGTGATGGACTCATTATGGAAGTTTAAGGTTAAGGGTTGGGAGTTTGTCAGAGATATTTATATTGAGCTATTTGGTATCTATCAAAGCCCTAATGATAGAGCTTATGAACGAGAATTGATAAGAGAGGGGTGGAGTTGGTCAAGTGTCCTCTAAATTTATGACATTGTTAAAACGTAACTTTCCTGAAGATGGAGTAGTTCACGTAGGAATTAACAAGAAATTCTACAATCGAAAACATGAGGAAGCAAGGTTTAATCGAGATTTTGAAGAAGCCAAGTTTCCTTTGAAATTACTAGGGTCACAGGTTAAGGCTCTAAGAGATAAGTTTGACTTATATATCTGTTTCACACCTGTGAGTGATGGAAAACGTATCAAGCCTAATGCACAGGATAGCTATATCATTGCACAAGACATTGATGGAGCTCCTATTCCTAAGGATCTTCACCCTTCATACTATTGGGAAACAAGCCCAGGGAAGTTTCAAGGAGTTTGGATTTTAGATAATCCTGTTACACCTCAGGAACAAGAAATAATCAATCGTAAGCTTGTGGCTAAATATGGTTTTGATCCTTGTGGTAATGACATAGTACACTATTTCAGAATCCCAGGGACTAGAAATCACAAGTATGCTAGTACATTTAATGTATCTAGTATGCAAGGTGAAGGTACAGTCTATCGTAAGCGTGACATTATTAAGCATCTCAAAGATGTAGATATTCGTACTAGCACAGAAGTTGAGAATGAGCCTATTGAGGATAAGTACTATGACCTTGAAGATCTAATTCAAGAATATAGTATTGGTCCTGAGTTTCGTCAGATTTTAGGTACTGATAGATCTGAATGGGCTTGGAATGTTGAACGTAAGATGATTATTGAAGGTGCGAGTAAGGAAGAAGTCAAGTTTGTGCTTCTAAATGCTCCTCGATCTATGGCTAAATTTAACGAATCAAACGTGGACAAAGAGGTTCACAGGGTATTCGCCAAAATGGAAGCCCAAGAGAAGGAAGATGAAAGGATACTTGATGAGAAACCTATTCTTACTTCAAAGGTTCAACATGGTAGTACAGAATTGACTAAATTGAAGGACAAAGGTAAGAAGAAAGTCAAACGCACTGTGTCAATCAAGAAGGTTGATGAGATTGAACCTTTTGATCCTACGGATTTTTGGTTAGTGGAAGACTTTTGGGAGAATAGTTCAGTAGGGGTTATTGGAGCTCCTTCAAAGAGCTTTAAGTCTACTTTTACTCTCAATCTAGCCTGTGCAGTTGCTACAGGTAGACCTTTTGATGGTAGAGAGGTCAAGCAAGGCGCTGTGTTGATCCTTCAGGGAGAAAATAATCTCTCAATGGAACAGCATAAGATCTACTCAATCACAGGAGAGACTGACCTGCCTATCTACTTTGTGGATGACAATATCACAATGGACCAAATTTACAAGCTTAAGGATGATATTAAGGCACTAGGAATTAAGCTCTTAATCATTGACCCTATGTACCTATTATTTGGTTCAGGAGATATTAACCGTCACCAAGATATAGTTCAGAGGTTAGAAATGCTAACTGATCTGAGAAATGATACTGGCTGTTCTGTGATGGTAGTACACCACTCAAGGAAACTTGAGAGAGGTTCAAAAATCCAAACCTCAGATATGTATGGTTCAGCCTTTATTGAAGGTTGGTATGAGTCTATGATACTCTTACAAAGAACCTCTAACAACTCAAGTAGAATGACTACTTACTTCAGAAATCACAGGTCAGGAGATGTATATGACCTTGTGGTTGATGATAACATGGGATGTAAAGCCTATAAACGTAAAGATGAAACAGCTTATGCTGAAGAACCTAAGAAATTTGTAAAACTTAAAAAAGGAAATAATGAAGATGAAAAATAAAACAACTCTATTGGCTGTAGCTACACTTGCTACACTTGCTATTGCTAACAATGTTAAAGCTGATGCCCAGGATGCCCCTGTAAGCTCACAGGAAGCATCAGAATTAGTTTCAACTACTGCTGTGGAGAATAACACCACTGCTCCTGAAAATGCAACAGAGAGCACTACAAAGGCTCCTACGACTATCACAAAAGAAGGTACTGAAATCACAGTTACTAATCCTGAGGTAGTAGTGGATCAATCAAATGGTAACGGAAAATACCAGCCATTCACTGTGGAATATAAAAATATTCACTTTGATGATAACATGGCTATCAATGAAGGTGACAAAGTTAAGTTTACTTTACCTGAAGAAGTAAAATTTCAAACTAGCTTTGACTTTGACGTGTACAATCCTGACAAGCAAGTTGTAGGTAAGGCTACTACTGATGCAGAAAACAATACAGTTACTACAGTGTTCAATAACTACTTTGCTAGTCATCCTTTGAAAAAACAAATGAGTTTGAAATTGGATGTTACATGGACTGACAAGGTCCAATCAGGTAAACCTGTGACAGCTAACTTTAATGGGACACTTGTGACTACACAGATTGGTAAAGAGCAAGTGATCGGTAAAGATGAGCTCCTTTCTAAGTGGGGTTCACAAGATAAAGATGACCCTACTGTGATTAATTGGACAGCACGTGTAAACTATGCCAAACGTGTTCTCAACTATGTGAAAATCATTGATGAAATGAGTGAGAACCAAAAGCTAGTTGATAATTTCTTTGAAGTGAAGAATATTGAAAGTGTTGACCCTTGGATTGATAAAGGTGATGCTATGAACTTGGTTAAGTCTATCAGTAAATCTGAACATGGCTTCACAATCACTATGGATCGCTTGGATCACATGATCTACATTAACTATAAGACTAAGCTTACTAAACCAGTTAAAGAGTCTTTCAATCCTACTAATAAGATTGAAATTAAAGCTGAATCTGATGGCGGTATCTCACACAGCTATGTACAACTGGTAGGAGGAAAGGGAGATGCCTCAGGTGAAACTAAGCCTGAACCTACATGGGAAATTCCTAATGACTTCCCTATTGTGGATAAACCATCTATTGATCCTAAGGATGTTCCTATGGTTCCTCCTGCTCCTGTAGTGGAAATCCCTGAATGGAAAGGGGGAACTACACCTTGGGATGCTCCTAAGTATGAAAAACCTGAGTGGCATGGAGGTATTCCAGGTATTCCTGAGGTACGTGAAAAACCTGAGCTTATCATTCCTGATGAGCCTGAAAAGCCCGTAACTCCTAAGACACCTGAGAAACCACAGGAACCTAGCAAACCAAATAAACCAAGTGAACCTAAACCACAAGAGCCTGTTAAACCACAGGATCCAAAACCACAAGAACCTAAGGAAGTGGTAGAAGTTAAGAACACAGGATCAGAAGAACCAATCAAGTCTTATGATGCACCTGCTGTGTTACCTGCTACTGGATCTGACTTTGGCATTGCTGTTAGTCTATTAGGTATGCTTGGACTAATGGTTGGAATTAAGTTAAAGAAAGGAAACTAATATGAAGTTGGAGTTTAAGAACATTGAGGAAGAGCTTGCTTACTATGAAGAGGTATTAGAGACTCTTCCTCAGTATCCAACTCCATTACTAAATCATGCTATGGGGTTGGTAAAGTTTAGAATATCAAAATTAAAGGAAAAGCTAAAAGATGGATAATCAACACAAGTCATTAAAATTAAAGAAGGTCATTAAACGAATGGAAGATTTAGAAGATGATACTAGACGTTTATGGATTGATGAAATTCTGCACAAGTTTGGTGAAGATTTTGGCTTTTGGAAGTATAAAGCAGGTCTTGAACAAGGTAGACTAGAAGGGTTTATTGAACGTGATTTAGTTGAAGTGCCTCCATTTGTTGATGATTGGATTGAGTACTGTAAGGAACATAATTTCACATTATTAGGATGTCTTGATCCAGTAGATGATTTTGGGATGTCATTGAGTGAAGGATTTAAAGGGGATACTAGAAAATGTGTTAAATGGTGTAGAAAAGAAAGTAATACTTTTGCTATAGCTTGGTTATTTGGTTATAAGGTTAATGAAAAGAAGTATATTATCAAATTTAAAAACGTTCAAAAAGGCTCAGAAAGTTTTAAATTTGATATGGTTACTGGAAAATGGTATTTTGGCTTTAATCAAGAATCTAGCACAACACGTTTATACCACACAAAGGAAGATCTTGTAAATGCTGGCTTTGAATGGATGTTTAGTTGCCCAGGATTTAATGTTGAGGAGGTAGAGTGATGCTAAAATTTATTAGTATATATAGAGATAAAATTTTTATGTCATTAGTACTAAGTTTTATCTATTCAGGGGTAGTTTTAATTACCTATGTAGTATTACTTAGCTTACCTAGTGGTATTCTTCCACTGATATTCTCAATAGTATGGTATGGTTTGGAATTTTTAATGTACCTTATGGGATTAATCTATATTTTTGGAGATTAATATGCTAGATTTACAAAATTTTATTTTATATATATTCATTGTAGTATGGCTTATTGGCTTTGTGTGGGCTATCCATATAGCCTTTGTGTCTAATAGGGAGCTGAAGAAAGCTAAGTCAGTCATTAAGTCACAAAATCGAATGATGGCACAATCACTAGACCTCTATAACATGGCTTTGGCAAGGGAAAAAGACTTGCTAGAAGAGCTAGAAAAGAAGGATAAACATGTTTAAACAAGATTATGATGACTGGTTATCAACACCTCCTAGAGATTGGTATGGTGACTATGAGACTAAACATGATCCTGATTATTATATCAGAGTAGGTAGTGAGTGGAGGTATATTGGAGATGACGAGGAGTGCTAGAAAACCTATACCTAAGTGGGCTAGAGAATTTTGTTTAGACAACATGAACACAGTTGAGGGAAGAGTTATCTTTAAAATATATGACTACTTACTTCAAAATGTGATTACACTCTCTTACTACCTCAAACAGATAGGTATGTATAGTGATGCTTCTACATGCCTTAGACGAATGAAGCTGGGTAAGCTACCTAACATAATAACCTTGTCAAAAATGATTGATATATTCACAAGGGAAGAGCTGTGTTGGTTGGTACATTATTGGCATGATGAATACTATGGTAAAACGGATATGAACTCAGGGAAACTTATTGAAGAGTTTGTTAATACTGACTTCCTTGACTTTGAATATGTAGATATACCTGAGTTGTTTCATGGATGTAGATCAATTAGTGGTGATAAGGTCACACAGTCAATAACAGAGAGACAAATTAGAAAGAACATGGATAGATTAATATACATGGCTAGGTCATTTGAGATTGGGTTTGAAGATTATGAAGAAGAATATTGATTTGAGCAAGCCTGTGTGTCTAGACATTGAAACCACTGGACTTGACAGGTTTAGAGATGATATAACCTCTATACAGATAGGCTACACAGATTTAACTACTGGAAAATATAAGCGTAAATTCTTTGACTGGCAAAATACTAGCATGGAATTTTTACTAAAACTACTTACCTTCTTAAAGCAGGCTAAGTTAGTAACACACAATGGAAAGTTTGACTTACTATTTCTTTATGTTAAGACAGGGATTGAGCTTAATCTTTGGGTTGATACATTAGTACTTGCACACGTTTGTGGAGAGGAAGAGCTTGGTCTTAAGACTTTAGTTAAGAAGTACTTTAATGTTGACTATGATATTGAGACTGAAGCTAAGAAGGGCAAGATCACAGAAGAGTTCATCTCTTATGGTCTTGATGATGTTCTTTATCCTGTTAAGTTAATGAAGATCTTTAAGAAGAAACTTAACCTGTATGATCTTGTGAAGGTCTATAAGCATGAGATGAGAGCATATAGAGCCTACTATGAGGTCGAAAAGAACGGAGTACCAATCAGTCCTAGACGTGGTGAGATTGCTAAGAAGCTCATAGAAGAGTATATGCCCTACTATGAACGACTTATCACTGTGGCAGATATAAACTGGAACTCTACAGTACAGGTAGCATCAGTCCTTTATGGTAAGAAGGGTAAACCTGTGTATAAGGAGAAAGGTGAGAAATTACCTAATACTTATGAGGTTATTGAGTATACTTTCACAGGAGAGTCTTTTGTCAGAGGTGAGTTTAACACACGTAAAGAGGCTACACAGTTTAAGGATGAATACCTTGCTGAGAATAACTATCTCTATGGTATAGATGTTAAGCTCAAGCACAACTTCAAGCCTGTGGTTATTGGCTATGGTGTAGGTCTTAAGGTAATTGAAAAGACAGCTAAAGGTGTACCCTCAGTGAGCAGTGATGTCTTAGCAAACTATATAGGTAATCCTGTAGTGGATGACTTATTGGAATATAGACGGTTGACTAAGTTAGAGACTTTCATTAAGTCTTGGGAAAAAATTCAGGTTGATGATAGGATATACCCTAGCTTCAACATTACAGCAAGGACAGGTAGGACTACATGTAGTAACCCAAATTTGCAACAGATTCCCCAGGATAAAAATGTAAGAAATCTTATTGAAGCTAGACCTGGATGGAAAATACTTGAATGTGACTTCAGTCAGGTTGAACTCCGTGTGGCATCTATATTTTCAGGAGATGCAAATATGCAACATGCTTATAACTCAGGGAGTGACTTGCACAGTAAGACTACTACACTTTTGTTTGGTGATACCTCAGAGATGAGTCCACAGGAGAAGAAGCGTAAGAGAACACAAGCTAAGTCTTGTTTCAGTGGTGATACAGAGATACTTACTGAGGATGGTTTTGTTGAGTTCAAGATGTATGATGGTATAACTCCTGTAGCTCAGTATAATATCGAGACACAGGAGATCAGTTATGTTGATCCATTAGACTTCAGAATGATACCTAACCAAAAAGTGTGTGTCTTTGAGAATGAAAACACTTCATTGAAGCTTACACCTAACCATGAATGTATTATACAGGTACAGAATGGTAAAAAGTATATGAAGAAAGTGCCATTTGAAGATCTAGCAGGTCATGGTCAGTCTAAGTATGCTTGGGTAAACGCTGGGTACTACAAGTATGAAAAGTGCTGGTTCATAAAAGATGATATGACAAGGCTAGTTGCTTGTTTTGTGGCTGATGGGTCTTATAGTGAATCAAAAACACAGATCAGGTTCGGTTTTACTAAGAAACGTAAAATTGAAAGATTCAGAAATATGGTTGATAGGCTTGGAGTTGACTATGATGAAAAAGTCCAAGGTAAACTTAAGGTAACCTATTTTACAATTTCTGACTTTGATTATGTGTGTAATATGAAACGCTATTGTACAGCAGATAAGACATTACTTAAGCCTGCTATGACTGAGCTAAACCCTCTTGTGTATTTAGAGGAAGCAAGTCATTGGGATGGTCATGTAAACCACACAAACCTTATTACAGTAAGCTCAACTAACCGATCAACTTTAGACTCTATGCAGATCATGGCTGTTCAATCAGGTGTGAGAGCAAGGCTTTACAAGGTTAAGGATGAACGAGATAATGTAAGTGATACATGGACTCTATCATATAATCTGAATAAAAAACCACTAAGTAGGTTTGAAAGTAAAGATATAGATCTAAGAACACACCATAATACTAACCATAATGTATACTGTGTTACTGTACCTGAACATAATATTGTTATTAGGCATAATGGTAAAGTGTCTATCCAAGGAAACTGTAATTTTGGTTTTTTATATGGAATGAGTGCAAAAACATTTGTAGATTATGCTAAGGGCTATGGTCTTAATATCACAGAAGAACAGTCTGAAGGCTTTCGTAACAACTTCTTTGAAGCATATCCTAGACTACTTCCTTGGCATGAGGAGTGCAAAGAATATGCAAGAAAGAATGGACATACATGGTCTCCTATAGGTCGTAAACGGTTCCTTCCTGATATCAACTCTAGTAACTGGTCAAATAGAGGACAGGCTGAAAGGCAGTCTGTAAACTCAGGTGTTCAAGGCTTTGCTTCAGACATGTGTATCAGTGCATTGTCAGACATTGTGTTTAGTGATATAATTGACCATGAACGCTGTAAGGTATTAGGTTCTGTTCATGATGCTATCTTATTTGAGATTAGAGATGACTATGTAGAGGAAGTAGTTCCAATAGTTAAGGAGATGATGGAGCATCCTTCAATAATTGATGGTATAGATATCCCAATACCAATTATTGCAGATGTGGAGGTACACCAAGCGTGGGGAGGGTAGATGAAATTTTATGATAAACCTGCTTATAAATTAGAGGATTATAAAAAATTAAGGCAATTAAATAGAACAGCATTTATGCTTAACCCCTTAGACTATGTTAAGCTACAGTCTGATTGGGAAGACTTATTCACAATCTGTGTGAAGGGTAACGTCTATGTGCTGAATAGCTTCTATGAAGGTATTCGTTATATGAAGTCTCATTATAGAGAGTGTATTCCTGAGTTACAATCATTTGATAGTATATTCACACTTAAACACTCTCTTCCTGAAGAGATTGACTATATGTATCGTAGGTTAAGTGGACCTAGTCACACAGTTGTGGATTATATGTCACACAAGTATTGCTTTAGGCACATATACTTTGATGATCCTCATAAGAAGGAGATTCATACAGTTTTCTATCCATACTTCCCTACTGATAAACCTGTACCAAAGAAGGTTCAGGAAGAGATTATGGAGGTGATTAATAATGGATACTGTGAATAGCTATAAAGTTAATGAGTACTTTAATGGACAACTTGTTAAGACTCACTCATTTGATAGCTATACTAAGGCATTTGATTTTTGGCATGAGATGCACAGAAAGACAAAAAACACATACTTTATTCGCTACATGCTTGTAGCAGGAAACACATTTTGAGGTTGATATGGTAAATAAAAATAGTTCAGTAGGTATCACAGAAGATCTTGTGACTAATATTATGCACTTAGGTGCTAGTGAGTATCATTTGGAGATTTTAATTCGTAAGTATGAGGATCAAAATAAGTTTTGGTATTTCAAAGACAATCCTGATGTACAAACTGAAGAAGAAAAAATCTCAGTTGTAGATACTGATGTTAGAATTGCAGATACTATACTGTTATTGGACACAGTGACTAAGCAAAGACGAGATGCTATGAAGCTGTTAAAGGCACAGGCTACAGCAGATGGAAACCCTGACCTGTGGTGTTTATTGAAACATGTACTTGTGGCTACTATCACAGCTTTTGAAGCTTGGCAAGTCGATTTAAGTAATGAAGATGTTAAGACAGCCTTCTTGGAACAGTCACGTGTAACTAATCAGGTACTAGCTATGTTCCTTGGTTATGAAGTGACACCTTGTAGTGCTTGTCTAACAGATCAATTAAAAGAGGATGGAAAATAACCATCCTCAGGAGAAAATATATGGAGCTAAAAGATTTATTAAAAGAACAATTAAAAACAAAGACTAAATTGAAGCTAATGGAGGAGTTGGAAATCTCCTATAGAACACTTCAAAGAGCTATTGAAGGAGAAACAATTCGCAAGGATATCTATGATCGTATCATGGATAAACTTAATGAAAAAGCTAAGTTGAATAGCCTAGAGGACTATATAGAAGAAAAGGTAAAGGAAGAAGGGTATATCATTAAACCTAAGGAAGAGCTTGTTAAGGTAACTCCTATGGAGGATGAGTATCTTAAAAAGTTATCCTTTGGTGATGAGTTTCGTAGTATGAGAAATGTAGGTTTAATTAATATCTTATACTATGGTAAGTATGATTCAGTAATGGAAGATCGCTATAAGATCACAGAAGGTATGGATCGTGAACAGTATGGACAATCCTTTGTGCGTATGTGTAAGGCTGTACTTGCACAGAAGTGGGAAGTAGATTATACTAACAGTTCCTATGTGGTGAAGCTTCCTAGTGGTCATTACTTGTGTAAGTATGATGATGGTACTATTGGTTGGTCTATTGAGTTCAACAGATTTTCTGTTAAATGTAACTCAAAAACTGAATTACTTAAGCAGTATCCTGAATACTCTCAATACATTGTTATGGAGAGCATGACTAAGGAGCCTGTATATATTTCTAAAGAAAGAGGGTTTAAGATCATTGACCGAGTTCGCTGATGCATTAAAAGAAAGAAGACAACTATTTGGATACACTCAAGAGGAGCTTGCTTCTGTTATGGGTACCGCTGTGACTAATGTTTGGAGATGGGAGAATGATAAAGTATATCCTTCCCCTAAGTATATGAAGATGCTTGGTGATGTCCTGAAGACTGACTTTAGACCACTGATAATTGATAGTACTTCTACTGTTAGCTTAGCTGTGGCTGAAATCCTTCAGAAATACAGATATAAGAAAGCTTCTGAGATTTTGAAGGAGCTAGAGGACAAGGAATTAATTAATGAAAAGAATGAATTTGAGATTTTCAAAGCTATTCACAAAAGATCTTGGAAAGTTAAGTAAACTAAGTGTTTATGTACTTTGTGGATTAGCTATAATCATCTCATTAGTGATGTATGTTAGTCATACAGAGAAAGAAATTAAGAACTTAAGAATTGAAAATGCAAAACTTAATCTTAAGATTGCACAGGTGGATAAAGCGCTTACTGAAGAGGCTATTAGGGCTAAAAGTATGGAACATTCTTTAACAATGAGGTTTAAAGACTTAATCTACTACATTGATAATGGAACTGGAAGAGGTGGATAATGACAACATATAGTATCAGTCGTGTGAATACTTTCCTGGATTGTCCTTGGAGACATTGGTGTAAGTATATTGCAGGATACAAAGAAATTAGAGACCCTGAGCGTACTAAGTACATGGATCGTGGAACTATCTTTCACTTAGGTATGGAGATCTTAGGTAAACACAAGGGTGAATTGAAGCTTGAACCTCTTAAGGAAAAAGTCCTTGAAGAGATTAAGGATAAAGACTATGTAGAAGAGGCTGTAACCTGTGGACTACTAGGGCTAGAGCGTTACTTTGCTGATGACTACATGATTGATGCCTCTAAAATCATTGAGACAGAAAATCAGGTGTACTTTGACCTACCTAATGGTCATCAATTCACAGGGATTGTGGATGCAGTCATTCAGAATGATGATGGAACAGTAACCCTTGTGGACTATAAGACAGTATCACTAGCCCCAAAGGAAGAGAAGTATAAGTATGGACTACAGGCTAACATGTACATGTATGTGTATGATAAGCTTGGATATAAGGTAAGAGACTTTAAGTTTGCCTTTGTTAATCCTGCTATTAACCTACGCTCTAAAAAGATTGTGTCACACAAGACTTACATCTTCAATAAATATCGTGCGGATGAGTTCTTCAACCAGTTTGTAGAAACTGTTGATATCATTGAAGCTAATCCCAATTATCGTCTATATAGACCTGTAGATAGACAGCCTGACGCTTATGACTACCTTTACTATGTATTTATTGGGGACATGCTAGAAGACCTTGATGATTTTATTGAAAAAAATTTCGAAAAATCTTCAAAAAAGGGTTGACAGGCTAACCTAAATTTGTTAAACTATTCTATGTAATAACCTAGAAATGCGTTATTACACAATTAATATTTCTTAAGGAGGTTATCATTATGGATAACAAACAATTCAACCAACTAGTGCAAGCACTTGCTGACACACTTGGTATCGAAACTACTACAATTGAAACTGTAGTACCTGCATCTGCTGTAGCAGAACAACGCTACATCATCTACATTGGTAAGAAAGAGCGTAACGTAAAAGCTCCTTACATTGCTATCAATGCTGATGGACAACTGTCAGGCTTCACTGAAGAATCTGATGTTTATGGTCATGGTACTGACCGTATTGGTAAGTTTACTCTTGCTGAAATTGAAGAACGCTTCCCTCAATTCAATCACCCTGCTTTCCTTATTGAAGCATAATGATTAAGTTAATTTGGGCTGAAGCTAAAGATGGTCTCATAGGTGCTGAGGGAAGTCTCCCTTGGCACAATGGGGCTGATCTAAACTACTTTAGAAATCAGACTACTGGCGGTATAGTTGTCATGGGACACACTACATGGAAGTCTATAGGGCAAAGACCTCTAAAGAACAGGATCAATATTGTTCTTACACACAAGGATGAGATTGAAGGTTATGATGAGGAAGAAGTTTATATTGCTAACAATGTAGAAGAAATCCTTGACTTCTATGAGCACAGTGACAAAGACTTGTGGATTATTGGTGGGGCATCTGTGTATAAGCAGTTCATCCCCTACTGTGAAGAGTTCATAGTTAGTATGATTGAAGGAGACTACTCAGGAGATACTTACTTCACTGATATGGATGAGTATAGAAAGCCTGAGAACATAATTGTAACTTTTAAGGGAGATGGCTTTACAGCTATTCACTATAGAAAGGCATAGGATGAAAGATCAATTTGGTGTTTACATAGTAATAGGTATTATTTCAAGCTTACTTGCTTATGCAATCTACTATATGCAGTTTAAGAAGTATGAGAAAGATATTGAAAGTCACAATGAGTTTCTTACAGAAGCACTACGCAAAGCTAGGAATGACTATCAGGACACTCAAGATAAATATCTAACACTTTTAGCTTATAAACAAGAGTCATTTATTGAAGGTATGGATGGAGTAAAATTTGTTAGCTTATCTGCCTTGAAATATGTTGAACTTTTAACAAAAGAGAAAGAGCTTCTTGAGTTGAAGACTAAGTTGAAGGACATGTAATGCTAGGAAAACTTATGGAAATTAACTTAGGTTGTCTCATTATCTCCTTAGGTTTATTCTTACTAAGCATCCTGATTATCTCAGGGTTTGTAATTCTTGGTTTCTTGAAATTCTTTATCTTTGGAGGTTAGATGTTGGCATTACTATTTTATCTACTGTGTTGTCTATCATTCTTATTAGCTACACTCTTAGTATTTTACTTAATCTTATCCTCTATATTATTAATTGGTATACTCTTTGGAGGAGTATGGTGGATTATCCTATGGATATTCATATTCATCATCATAGGAGCTATATTTAAACAGATTGGAGAGCGTTTTGACCCTTTCAGAAGAATTAACAAACCCTAAGAGGTACACATCTAATGGAATTGAATGTTGGGACTTTTGGCTTAGATCTGAGATTGACCCACTCATTGCATCTTCTGTTAAGTATGTGTGGAGATATCGTCACAAAAATGGTCTAGAGGATCTTAAGAAGGCTCTAGTATTTCTTGATAAAGCCTCTTCATTAGAATATCCTCCTGTGACACAAAGAGACCCTTATGTGTTTGATGTTAGTGAACTACCTGACATGTCAGCACTACAAACTTTATTCATGGTACAGGCTTCATTAACAGTGGTTAATGATATTATATATAAGCAATGTATAAAGAACATGAAAGAGATTGTTAATAAAATAATTGAGTTTGAGGATGATATGCTTGATATTAAAATTAAGTACAGAGCAGAGAGTGTACCTCGAATTGAAACACTCTCAAAAGGCGATTGGATTGACCTAGCTTGTCCTTATAGTTTGGAGTATAAAAAAGGTGATACTGTCACTGTGAACTTTGGAGTTGCAATGGAGTTACCCTCAGGGTATGAAGCTCACTTGGCTCCACGTTCAAGTACTTTCCAACACACAGGTCTTATCTTAACTAATGGTGTGGGGGTTATTGATAACTCTTACAATGGAGATAATGACTATTGGGGAGCTAAGTTCTATGCTGTAAGAGATGGAGTTATCACAGGAGGTCAGCGATTGTGTCAGTTTCGTCTGATGGAAAATCAACCTGAATTAACATTCACTGAGGTACATCATCTTGGTAATGAAGACCGTGGTGGCTATGGAAGTACAGGTAAGTAAGGAGAAATAATGGAACTTAAAAAGTTAAACAAAATTAAATTACACACTTTGACTACACTGTATGGTGAGCCTGGAAGTGGTAAAACTACCTTTATTAACTCTCTACCAGGAGAAGTGCTTGTTATTGACACAGACCGTGGATTGGCTTCTGTGACACCTGAAGAGCGTTTCTCAGTGGCAGAATGTTATACTTGGTCAGATGTGGAAGAAGCTATCAACTTAGCCAATGACTTTGACTCTATTGCTATTGACCACTTCACTAATGTTCAAGAGCTTTTGTATAAGGATTTAATGGCTAAGAAAAATGCTAAACAGATGTCACTTAATCTGTATGGTGAAGCATCTACTATCCTTCGTGCATTTATTGATACACTTGTACGATTATCTTATTCAGGTAAGAATGTATATGTTATCTGTCAACAGAAATCAGTAAACGTTGAAGAAGTTACTGATGAAAATGTTCCTGCACAGATCATCCCTAACTTGATGGAGAGTGTGTCTAAGTACTTGACAGCATCATCTCGTATCTTAGGGCACACTGAGCGTATCACTAAGTCTAAGATTGTTAAGGGTAATAAAAAAGTTAAGGACTTCTATCAAGTACGATTAGCAGGAAACCCTGTGTACAATCTTAAAGTTACTCGTAAGCCAGGACTAGCAATTCCTGACACAATTATCAACCCAACTTGGGATGAACTTGTAGGACTTACAGATGGTTCTACACAAGCTAAAAATAAAAAGGCTGAGGGAGAAGAATAATGTCAAAAATCACATTTACTGCTGAAAAAGCCAGTGATGATTATATTTATAATGATGGTAACTATGAAGTAGAAATCACAGAAGTTAAGGCTGGTACTAGTAAGAGTTCAGGATTGGCTCACTATGAGTTTAAACTTCGTGGTAACTTTGGTAAAGGTGCTCCTGCACTTTTCACACACTTTGTACGTGATAATCAGTGGGGATACCGTGACCTATATAGCCTTGCTGTAGCTTGTGGTCTTGATCCTGATGGAGAACTTGACACTGATGACTTCACAGGTAAGTTTATTGGTATCACTCTTGAAGAGACTGACCCTTACAATGACAAGCGTCAGTGGCGAGTTACTAAAATCTTCTCAGTTTCAGAAGAAGATGATGAAGATGATTCATCTGTATCTGATGATGTAAATGTAGAAGATGATGAGTGGGATTAACCACTTTTAGGGTGCAACTTAGTTGCCCCTTCTGAAAGCACAGTGTGAAGCATCTACTCACATTCCTTACTATTTTATGAGTACTTTTAACCTTTTCATGATTCCTAATTACACACTGTGCTCTTAGAGGGGTTCTCTCTAATTCTATACAAAAGGAGTTTAACTCCTTTATAACAGGCATGGACAGTCACTTCCATTGATAACGTCCTAAATGGTCTCCTATATATACATTTTTTACTTTCATCTATCCATGCCTGCTGTAAGGGAGTTTACTTATGAGTGATAACTTAATTTCAAACTTTAAACTGTACCTACTTAAACGTAGAGATGCTTTTGAGTATAGACACAGTAGAAAGAAAGAGGTTAATGACCTAGCTAGAAAGTCATTACCTAATAATCTAAAGTATCTTGATGATATGTCTCAGACAATGATACGTACTCTTAACACAGCTAGATACCCTGTGAGGGATAAACTACTTACAGCCTTTGTATACCGTATTATAGGTGATGAGAGGCTTGTAAGACAGTGTACTAATCCTGATGGTATCATTACTGTGAAAGAGCTTAAGGTAGTTGCTGACAAGCTGAGAAAGAAGGGTACAAAGATTAGATGTAACTATGTATCCCCTGTGCAGTCAGCTTTTACTACAGGTATGTCTAGGCATGACTACTTTATGTCTTCATGCTGTGACTTCATTGATAAGCTCCCACAGGATCTATTCTATGAGTGGTCATGTAATGATATCTGTAATTATTACGCTGATGTGAAGGTCTTTGGTACTGGTATGTTCACTAACTTTCATCTAGCTACAGACTTCTCTTATATTAATGAGCTTCATATAAAGGTTGATCTTATTAGAAAAGTTCCTAAACCAGTTAAGAGACACTATCTTAAGGTCACAGGGAATAAGAGATTCTACATAGATGATTATGCTGAATTTGTAGATGATATAATGGATTGGTATATTGACCAACCGTTTATCACACCAAAAGAACGTATTATTACTCCTAATGATGTAGCTAATATGCTTATAAGTTGGAACCTCAGTGAGAGTTCTACATGTCCTAAAAGAAAAGCTACTACACTCAAGAAGCAGTTAAGCTCTATAGTAATATCAAGGAGTATGTATGACTACTGGAAAGAGAATAAAACAATATCACATAAAGATGATAGATGAGTTAGGAACTTGTTACTTTGATGAAGTGATAACTGGCTTCAGAAATAGACAAGATAAAATAGCTAAATGGATAGGCTCTGATCGGTTTGTTAAGTTGACTCAAGGAGATATGTATGTATTAATAAAGAGTTCAGGAGAGGAGCTATGGTACTATGAGTACATTGATGGAGAGTGTTAAAGAGATGACACCTAAAGAGGCTTCTGATGAGTATATCAGATTAGAAAAAGTCTACAATGAATTAGGTAAAAAGATCAAGATAAGCACAAGAACCTTCCAAACTAGGATGCGTAAACAGCGTAAGGAGATTAGAGATAGACAGAACATGCTATATGTTGTGTTAAACTCTGAGCCTGGTCTAGCTAGATACACAGAAGAGTGCTTGGGATTGACTGACTATCACAATCTCTATAAACGTTGGAGACACCGTAGATTTAGATAAAAAGAAAAGGACCATTAAGGTCCCTTTTTTATTTTCCTTCACAGTTACAGTCATCCTTAGGGAGTTCTGTAAGTTTAAGACATTCAGGAGTATCTTGTGCATCCATAACAGGAGTGTACTCTAACTTGAATTGGTGTACACGGAATACACCTGAGGAAGAGTTAGCAGGCTCTACTCTCACCTTAACATGCTGTCCAGCAGGAACGATAATACTATCAGACATCTCCATAGCACCATCTGAGATACCAGTCATCTGCCAGTGTACTCCACGGTTCTTTCTAAGATCCTCAGTATACTGTTCTCCTGAGTGATATACCACAAGCTCCATTGTATTATCCTGTGCTGGGTTAAGTGTAGTACCATCAGCACACCATCTGATGTAAACACGATACTTTCTATCAGTTTGTTTTCTTCTTCCATCATCAGACTCACCAGCTACAACTCCTGTAGTAGAGTCCATGTAGAGGTCTAAGTCATAACCATCTGTGATAGGGTGATAGAAGTCAGCAGAAGACACAGCAGAGTTTCTAGCATAGTTTACTTG